TAGTTGTGGATCTTCCAGTGCTTGATCACGACCACCCCGCTCTCGAACGGGATCAGGAAGCTCTTCGCTGCCAGGAGCTTCAGATCGTCCACCCCGGCGCCGCAGATCCGCTGGATCTTCCTCGGATTGTCGATAAACCCGTCATCGTCCGCCCTCATCGCCAGGTGAAAATATAGCGCCTGCGCGCTCGCCGGCATATCCAGGAACGCGTCGCTGTCGATGATCCGCTGCGCGAACATCCTTTTTTCAGCCATCTTCTTCCTCCTCCAGTGTTACTGTGATTTTTTCTTCCTGCCCGACCGGAAAGGTCTCACGGAACCCCCGCACCCACTTCCGGGTGTCGTCGGGCAGGATGCCCTCGTCGACCAGTGCGTCGAGGATGAACTTCTTCGCGAAGGCGATGTTGTCGCAGTCTCTCCGACCGTTCTTCTCCATCCATTCGATCCGCACCGTCACCGGCCTCTTGACCGGCTCGATTCCTATCAGATGCCGAGCGATGTCGGTCTGGCATTTTCGCTTCATGCTCGCTCCGGCGAACCGGTTGCCCCGGCACGCCGCCGTGTACTCGTTCAGTCCCGGAAGCCGGAGTGGCAGCACGATCCTGGTCATAGATACGACCTCCCGAAGACCTTCCGGAAGTCTTCCTCCGTCCGCCCGTTGATCAGCATCCAGCGCTCCTGCGTGTACCGCTTCAGGATCCGGTCGAACGGGGCGTTGAAGTGCACGCCCTCGTTGCTCCCGTTGTGGTGCGCGCTGCATAAGTACACCCAGCACCCCTCCCGCTCTGATACTTGTCGGTTGGCCGTGCCGAAGAAGACGTGGTGCCGATGGAGTGGCTCCGGAGCTCCGCATACAAGGCACCGCCTGTCGTTGCTGACGATTGACTTCGTCAAGATGTCGCCTCCCTTGGTTTTTTGGTGATGGCCCGCCGGAGGGCTTGCACCTCCGTGTCGGCTTTTCGTCGGGTCGTTTTTGCTCGGGTGGAGGATTCCTCCACTTCGGCGGGTTGTTCTTTTTCTGGCGGTAGCTCTACCGTCTATTTTTTGCCAAATGCCGTCTTTGCGAGCTTCGCCTTATGCTCATCTGACAGCTTCATCGTGGCTTTTCTGAAGCTGACCAGATTCCCGCTGCACCGGTAGTCCTTCGCGCAGATCTCGCCCTGGCAGGTCGTCCGGTTCACGCACCGCCATTCCGGCGATGTCTCGACCAGCTTGTCGAACTTAGTGATCATCACGCTGTCGCTCGTGTAGATGTGCCACTCGTCATCCAGGGCGCCCTTGGTGATGATCGTTTCCTGCTCTTCTCTCGGGTACTTCATCCCGTCCACCTCTCTTTCAGTCTTGCCACCTCTTCCGGCGGCAGCGTTTCTATGCCGAGGCTCTTCGCCTCGTCGATGATCCCGTCGATCAGCACCGCCATCTCCCGGCTGTCGTACTCTGAGGAGCCTCGGTACACCCGCACGTGGGTGAAGGTCCGGCCCTTGACCACTCCCGTGCCGATCTTGTCAGCGTACCGGAAGATCTTCTGCCAGGGCACGTCCTCCCGGACGGTGACCACCTCGCTCTGACCGTACCTCTCCAGCATCTGCAGGTAGACGGCGTCCTTGTCCGTCCGGAGGGCGTCGGCGATCTTGCCGATCAGCGCCCACGCATAAGCGTTCGCGTTCAGGCTCCGCTTCTCGCGGTGGATCTCGATGTCGTAGAGGCGACCGTCTGGCTGATCGAGGAGCCAGGCGATCACCCTCTTCTTGTCGCCGGTCATTCCTTCAGGAGCTCCACGAAGTGCTGGTAGGTCTCGTGGGCCTGCTTGATCTTCTCCGGATCCGGCTCTTCGTCGGTCTTATAGATCGCCTGCCGGAGCTGGATCAGTGCGTAGCCCTCCAGGAGCTCGACGCACTCGCGGTCGCAGGAGATGTTATACGGGCACTCTTCCGCCCGGTCACTCTTGTAGCTGTAGCTGATTTTCATCTTCGCACCCCCTTAAAACGGCAGATCGGCGTCCGGCGTCAGCGGTTCCGCCATCCAGTCGACCGGGATCTGCTCCTGCCGCTTCTGAGGCGCCGGGGCCTGCGCGGTCTGGTAGCTCGGGGCCGGAGCCGGAGCGGCTGCCTGCGCGGTCTGGTAGCTCTGACCGCCTTCCTCGCGTCCACCGAGGAACTCCATCCGGTCGACGGTGATGTCGGTCGTGTAGACTCGGCTCCCGTCCTGCTTCTGGTAGGAGTCCGTGTGGATCCTGCCGACGACGCCGATCAGGCGGCCCTTCTGGCAATACTTGCCGATCACCTCGGCGGCCTTGTCGAAGGCCGTGCAGTTGATGAAGTCGGCCTGCGCGTCCTTGTTGGGCTTGTCCACCGCGAGGGTGAAGCGCGCCACCGGCTTCTGCGTCTGGGTGTACCGGATCTCCGGATCCCTGGTCAGCCTTCCCGTTAAAATCACTTGATTCATCTGTTGTTCTCCCTTTCTCGTCTTAGTTCGGCGGGAGTGAGCGGCCTCCCGTCCTCCATCTGGTATAGATTGAGCTGCCCCTCCAGCTCTCCGGTCAGCGGATTTTCAACCAGCGCCTGCCGGACCTCTCCCCGTCGGATCACCTCGAGGATGTAGGCCAGCGCGAAGTTGCTCAGCCACATCGGGCGGTTTAGCTTGTCCCGGAAGAAGATCCACTCCTGCGCCAGCATCTCGTCGACGCTCTTGATGACCTCGCCCTTCTCGATCCTCATGCCAGCTTGTACCGCTTGATCAGGTCGGCGGCCTGCTTCTCCGTCATCTTCTCCAGTGCGTCGATCTGGTAGGCCTCCAGGAGCTTGATCATGTAGCGGTCGTCGTAGTTCCGAGCGATGATGCCAGCCTGCTCCGGTGTGATCATCTTCTCCGGCTCCCTCTTGGTGGAGCGCGTGAGGCTCTGCGCGTCGTCGTCTTCCGTGGCCAGTCCGTAGGCCATCAGGAGGCTGTAGCGCCTGGCGTAAGTGATGGCTGCTCCCTGTTCCTGCGCCGGGTTTCCCTTCGGCGCGGAAGTCAGGATCCGGCAGCCGCGAAGCGCGACCCACCGGTCTCCGATCATCCTGTGCGTGACGATGTAGTCGACGCCGTCGATCACCTCGACGTCCTGGTAGTAGGTCTCGCCGGCTTCCTCCAGGTATTCGTGTACGGCGGCCAGATCCGCGTACTTGTAGGAGTATTTCCCTGTGTTCGCATCCTGTGTCTTCTTGATCGCTGTCTTCGCCATCAGATTTTCACCACCCCTTCTGCCATTATCACCGCGACCGCCTGCTCCAGAACCTCTGCGGCATGTATCAGCCGTTCCTTGAGCGTGTCGCGTGGAGCCGCGGCTGCCGTTGTCCTGAGATCTTGCGCATATTCCGTGATGCTGTCGCAAGTTGCTCTGATTCTGAGCTCCGTCGTTTCATCGGCCAGCTTAGACAGCCTATCGGTGTTGCCCGTTAAGAGCGCTTCGAGAACGTTCTCGAGCATCTTTTTCTTCAGATCTTCGTACATCGCTTACCCTCCGATCATCCAGAAGAAGTACGAGGCCAGGAAGCACCCGAAGCCTCCCGCCGCTCTTCCGATCGTTGTCCAGATCGACGGGACCTCTCTCCCGACCTCCAGAGCGTAGTCAACGCTCCCGGCGGCTCCCATCAGGAGCAGAAGCCCGGCCATCGCGAAGACCGCCATCCCGATCCGTGTCATTGCCTTTTTCATCTGTGTGTCCTCCTTGGTGTAGATTCCTCACGGCAGACTCCAGGAGCTGCCGGTTGATGGTGTTTCTCAGAAGTGTCATCTTCTTTCCTCTCGCTCTCCATCTTTCTCCAACTCCGGCCCCAAAAAAATATCATAGGGGCTCACCCTGTAAAGCTCGCAAGCCTTCATGAAAGTGTATGCTCGGGGTTCCGCCTTGCCATTCTCCCAGCAGGAGATGGTTGTCGGCGTCACTTTTAGGTCGACGGCTGCCTCTTTGATGGTCATGCCGGCGAGGTGCCGCGCCTGTCTCAGTGTGATTTTCATCTTCTCCCTCCCTTCCCTTGGTGGTCCATCTGTGTCAATTATAATCGACTTTCTCCAACTTGTCAATCGGTTTTTTCACTTTATTTCAACTTTTTTCATTTTTCATGCTATAATGGAACCCCCGAAGGAGGTGTCAACGATGACGAAGTATTCTGAATTTTCTCGCAATTTCAAAAAAATCCTCTTTGAACGGCAGCTTCTGCAGGTCGATGTCGCGAACCGCCTCGGCGTTGACAAGTCCACGGTCTCCGGGTGGTGCACCGGGAAGGCCGTCCCCCGCGGAGAGCTCATGGCCCAGCTCCTCCAGATGCTCGGCGTCTCCCTGGACGAGCTCACCGGCGCCTCCCAGACCGCTCCCGCGAAGGGATCCGTGCTGCGCGTGCCCATCCTCGGCAGGATCCCCGCCGGCGTGCCGCTCGAGATGATCGAGGACGTCGAAGGGTACGAGGAGATCCCGTGGCGGCCGGGTGAGTTCTTCGGTCTCCGCGTCCGTGGTTCCTCGATGGCTCCCGCGATCCAGGACGGAGACCTGGTCATTCTGAAGAAGCAGGAAGACGTGGAGAACGGCCAGATCGCTGCCGTGTCGATCGGCGGAGAAGATGCCACGCTGAAGAAGGTCCAGAAGGTGGACGGCCACGTCGTTCTGCTCCCGTTAAATCCCGCCTACGATCCGATGCTCTTCCCGGCTTCTTCGGTCCGGATCCTCGGTCTCCTGGTCGAGTCGAAGAGGGTGTGGGCATGATCTGCGCGATCTATCTCCGCAAGTCCCGTGCGGATCTGGAAGCTGAGGCCCGCGGTGCCTTCGAGACTCTCCGGGCCCACGAAGAGCGCCTGACGAAGGTCGCCCAGGATCGCGGCCTCGTTGTTGGTGAGATCTATCGGGAGCTGGTCTCCGGCGACACGATCGCCGCACGGCCGGAGATGCAGCGGCTGCTCCGGGACGTCCGTGCCGGCAGGTGGGACGGCGTCATCGTGACGGAGATCTCCCGCCTGGCTCGCGGAGATACCCGCGATCAGGGGACCGTCTTCGAGGCCGTCCGGGACTCCCGGACGCTGATCATCACGCCCGAAAAAACCTATGACCCAACGAACGACGCGGATCAGGACTTTTTCGATTTTTCGCTCTTCATGGCCCGTCAGGAGTATAAGTATATCCGCCGCCGTATGCGTGCCGGCAGGCGCCAGAAGATCGCGGACGGGTGGTTCGTCAATTCTACGGCGCCGTATGGTTACCGGAAGGTTCCCGGAAACATAGAGCCGGATCCGGTGGAGGCTCCGATCGTGCAGATGATCTTCGAGAGGGTTTCCGTTCTGGGCCGTGCCGGCCTGGCCCGCGAGCTGCACGAAAAAGGCATCAAAAAAAGAGGCGGCAGCGTCTTCACGCCGTCCGACCTCGCGGGGATGCTGAAAAATCCGGCCTATATCGGCAAAGCCAGGATAAACCGGAAGGACTTCTATTCCCCCCGGGACGGATCCCGCCATTATCACTGGGCTCCGGAGACGCTGATCCCGGCCCACTGGGAGCCGATCGTCACGCCGGAAGTCTGGAAGAAGGCCCAGCCCTCCCGGGAGCCGAAGGTTAAGTCCGGCACGACCCCCCGGAACCCGCTCGCCGGGATCCTGGTCTGCAAGAAGTGCGGGAGGCCGCTCCTGCTCCGGGAGGATGACAACCCGAAGCACACGCCCGTATATAGGCACCAGGTGACGCCATCGTGCTCTTGCGCGAGCTCCTCGAAGTCCCTGATCCTGGGCGAAGTCTGCGCCGCTCTGAAGGCTGCCGTCGATGATCTCCCGGTCGATCTGGAGCCGGCGCCGACCGTCGACACGCGCGCCCTGGCATCTCAGCTCCGGTCCGCCGAGCAGAAGGTCGCCAGGATATACTCGTTTTTGGAGTCCGGCGTAGACTCCCCGGAGGAGTTCTCGGCGCGGATCCAGCCCGCGAAGGATGCCGCCGACCGTCTCCGGCAGGAGCTGCAAGAGGCCCAGTCAGCTCCCCGTCCGTCCGTGGCCTCGGTCCTGACGCACGACGCCATTGACCGGATGTTCTCCGGCGACGTGTCCGCCGGGAACCGTGCCCTCCGGACCTTCCTCGACCGGATCGAGTACAGCCGGGAACCCGGAGATCCGGAGCCGGTGCTGGAGATCTTTTTCCGCTGACGGCATCATATATGCACCAGTTCAGTCGTGCCCAGTTGTTACCGTTGACAGATCCGGCTGGGCGTGGTATGCTTGCCTTGATCTTAAGCATTACCATCTGGTGTTTTCCTTTCTGCCTTGGCCGCCCTTCCCGTGGGCGGTCCTTTTTTGTGTATAAAAAAACCGACCCCCGAAGGGGTCAGTCGATCAGATCCTCCACCCGGCAGCCGAGCACCTCGGCCAGTTTTTTCACCGTCTGCGCCGCCGCCTGGTTGATGTCTTTCCGGTCTATCTCGTAGGCCTGGATCATCCGGAGGCTCACTCCGGAGGCCTCCGCCAGCTTCGCCTGAGTTAGCTCGGCGGCCTTGCGCCTCTCCTGCAGCTTATTCATCTTCGCACCTCATCGCGATCAGGACGATCACGTCCTTGTCGTTCCCGGTGTGCGCGATGCAGCTGTCTTCTTTGACCGTGCCATCAAAGGTTGTGAAAGGCTCCATCATGCTCTTGTTCAAGGTCCAGCCGTACTGGCTCGTGAGCTTTTCGATCGCCTGCTCCGCTGTCTCTGCAGTCCTTACTACGTCCTTTACCTCTCGCGCGAATACGTGCTCAATAGAAATATCGTACCGGTTCATCTCTGTGTCCTCCTTGGTGTTGTTGGTCGTTGTTAATCGTTGATCGTCTTCCAGGCCTTGCGCTCCATGTCGTAGACCGCCACCGGGACGGTCCCTTCCTTGGGCGCCATCGTCGTCTCGTACTCGTTGTACATGCTCTTGACCTCGCTGCAGTCCTCCGCGCGGTAGATCGCCGGGCGGTGCCAGCCCTGCCAGTTGTCCCAGTACTCATCGTGCTGCCCTGCCAGTCTCTTGGCCGCGAGCAGGGTTTCCTTGCCTCCGTAGCAGAAGAATGCGTACTGTCCGCCGATCACGTAGTAGTTAATGTTAGTCATCTTGGTGTCCTCCTGTGGTGGTTTTCTCTGAGGTCTTGCCTCATTTCTTGACTTTATTATACACCTACGGGTGTATATTGTCAACCCCTTTTTTGAAATTTTTTAAGATTTTTTCAAAAAAATAATGGGCCCCCGAAGGGGCCCGCTCAGGAGGAGAGATGAAGAAAGGCTGCAGATTTAATGGCCGAAGAGGCTCCGGAACGTCTCCGTGCCGGCTGTCCCGTCGGCGATCAGCTTGTGGTCGTCCTGGTACTGGACCAGGGCGGCCTTGGTGTACTGCCCGAAGTAGCCGTCGGCGCCTCCGGTGATCGGATAGCCCTCGGCGATCAGAGCCGCCTGCAGGAGCTCCACCGCCTGGTTCCGGCTGCCCTGCTTCAGGAGGAACGAGAGCTCGGGGAAGGTGGGCTTCGGCTCGTCCTTGGTGACGGCGTACGGGAGACGGAAGGTCTTGATCACGCGGTAGTCCCGGTACGCGATCCGGCGCTGTCGGACGGCGTTGCTGTAGTTGCCCTCGCACGTCACCAGGATGGCATTGTCGGCGTTCGTCCCCTCGACGGCCACGATCAGGCCGACGTGGTCCAGATCCGCCTTGCCGCTCCAGGAGAAAAAGACGATGTCACCGGGCTGAGGCATATCGTCCGCCGCGGTTCTGTAGCCCTTGTCCTCCAGCCACTTCGAGCAGTAGGACGTGGCGCTCCCCTGCGGGGACGTGGTCGGCCAGACGTCTCCGGAGACGCCCGCCTGACGCATAACCCAGGTGACGAACATCACGCACCAGTCCGCCCGTGCGAAGGCCTGCGAGTGTGCCACGTTGTCGGCGTACCATTGGCCGAACTTCGTCCAGCCGTCGGGCTGCTCCTTGTAGCCCAGCTGGGCCAGTGCCGTCTCGATTACTTTTTCGCGCTGGTTCATTCCTGCTCCCCTTTCTGTCGATTGTACTCAATGGTCGAGATCCCGAGGACCGCGCCGAGGAAGGCGTCCACCGCGGTGATGGTGCCGACGACCGGCTCCGCCCAGTCCCATCCGCCCCACGCGGTCGAGAGCGCGAAGATCAGCGCCCCGAGCGCCGGCAAAACCACCTGGGCGATGAATTTCAAAGTGTCATATGTGCGGTTGCTCATGCTGCACCTCCTTCCAGATGTTTCGCGACCTGCTCGCGCTCGAAGTCGCGGTATTTCGCTTTCACGCCCTTCGCGTAGTCGAGGGCCGCGTGCATATCGCCGTTGCAATGGGCGTCCGGGATCCGTTGGACCGCTTCCGCCGTCGCCTCGCCCAGTGAGAGGGAGGCCGCGATCAGCTCCATCTGGATGATCTGATTCTTCAGCCGGGCCTGCTCCCGCTCTTCCCGCCGTTTCTCCTGCCGGTCGAGCTTTTTGTTCAAGCGCCCGATGAAAAGTCCGAAGATCGCCGACGGGATGCCCGCCGCCGCGATGATCGTGCAGATGATACTCCAAAAGTCCATCCTTACGCCTCCAGTCCCCATAGATCGAACGAGCACCAGCCCGTCACGAGTGTCGCCCGGCTGTTTCCCGCCTGCGGGCCTCTGATCACCGTCAGGCTCTGCCCTCCGGATGTCACCTGCACGATCAGCGGGATCCCGTCAGACGGTGCCGCCGCCATGAAGAACGGCGTGCCGGTGCCGGAGAGCGGCACCCGGATCGTCACCGGAAGACCGCCGATCACGAGGTTCTTGCTCCCGGTCGTGCCGAGGTTGGTGATCCGGAAGTAGCCGTAGATGTGGACGAGCGGCCCGAGCTTATCCATCCGGGCGTTTTTTCCGTCGACGGTCGGGGAGGTCCCGTCGGAGTAGGTGACGGTCATGTTGTTCGTCCAGGTGGTCTGCGTGACTCCGCTCGCGCCGGTGCCGCCGTAGGCCACCTCGAGGGGCGTGTCGATCTTGAGCTTCCAGCCGCCCTTGATGGCCACGACGTTGCTCTCAGTCGCGGATCCGCCGAAGGCCACGCCGTCGCCGCCGGCTTTGAAGTCCATCAGCACCTGCGCCGTAGAGAGCTTGGTCGTTATGGTCACGCTGCCGCCGGCAGAGTCCGTCACGGTCGCGCTCACCGTGTAGGTGCTCGTCGTGCTCGCTGCGCTCGGGGAGGTGGTCAGCGTGAATGCCGCCGTCTCTCCGGATGTCGATCCGATCGAGGTGCTCCCGAGCTTGACTTCCGCCGCGCCCTCGTTCCCGCTGATCGAAGTGTCGATCGTAGCCTTCAGCGTCGCGGTCATATAACCGCCGAGGTCGTTCGCCGTTCCGTTCGCGTCGCACCGGTGCACCGTCAGCGTCCCCGTCGGGAGACGGTATCGCGTGACGGTCAGCGCCTGCGATTTCCAGGTGCCCTGCCGGCCTCGCGAGTCGGTCGCGGTGATCGTCCACGTCAGGTCTCTCGATTGAGTGAGCACTCCGGTGGTGACGGTCGTGAGCGTCGACGGGTTTTCCACCGTCTGGTTGACGCCCGGACCGGTGATCTTGATGCTCGTCAGGCTCGCGCCGGTGGTGGGCGTCGCCAGGATCCGGATCTGCGCCGAGCTCAGGTTCTGGAGCGTCAGGCCGTTGAAGGTGTTGACGCCGGTCGCCCTTGTCGGGGTAGGAAAGTTAGGTGCCCAGCTTGTCGGCACGCTGAACGTGACCGTCTGCGTGGTGTCTCCGATGATCTCAACCGGCACGCCCTGGGTCGGCTCGTCACGCATAGTCTCGACGCGGATCGTCATCGTTGCGCTGTCAGAGTCCGGGCAGCTGTCGGCCCACGTGCGTGTCTGCGCCGACGTAAAATCCGCGATCGGTCTGAACTCGCTCGAGTAGGTCTGCGTGTAGGTGTGGGACCCTATCGGCAGCGTCGCTCGCGTGTAGAAGGCCGCCGGGTTGTTGACTGTATACGTCCACGGCTGACCGAAGACGCCATCCTGCGCCGTGACGGTCGATGCTCTCGGGATGGTCGTCAGGGTGATCGTGCCGCTTCCGGAGGCCTTGTTCGAGGCGTCGTTGATGTAGTCGCAGGAGAAGGATGCCTCCACGCTCATCGAGCCGTCGGCGTTGTGCGCCACGTTCGCGAGCGTGCCCTTGGCCACGACCGTGTCGTTCCGGAGCTGGATCCGGGAGCCGCTCGGGTATAGATTGTTGACTACCTTCGTCCCGTTGATGGTGACGTTGAAGGGGCCGGCGTAGTACCAGCCCGTCGTGTCCTCCGTCTTGTTATAGCCCTGCAGCTCCCAGTAGATGTCGCTCGTGTTCGCCGCTGTGTTGACGTTTCGCTCCTCGTAGTAGAGACGGACCGCCCGCCCGAAGCTGCTCGGGTAGGTGCTCGGGTTAATGTATGCCATCTTATCCTCCTACGTATACGACCGAGAGGTTCCCGTTGGTTCGCGGGATCCACTTGAAATGGCCGATGGTCATGTCGTCCTTAAAGACGCCGTGCGTCACTTCCAGCTTCTCCTGGTTCAGGACGGCCACCGGGGTGTCAATGTTGCCGTTCTGGATCAGGGCGACCGCCTCGCCGGTGATCAGGACCATGTTGTTGTCGACGACCACCGCCGCGCCGAAGTCCTGGTTGCTGCCCCAGTTTCCGGTCGTGAAGTGGTCGGAAAGGTCGCCCAGATCTCCCTGCAGCTCGTTCACGGTGTCGGTGATGTCGCTCAGACCCGACACCTGCGTGGTTCCGATGGTAAATTGAGGTGCGTAGAGGATGCCACGGTTCAGGTCGATCTTCACGCCCTGCGTGCCGTCGTAGTTCTGGGAGGCCAGCACGCCGGTGATGATGTACTCCCCGGAAAAGCCGGCAGCCGTGCCGAACGTCTTCCAGTCCCAGTCGCTCCCGTCTGTGAGGCGGGTGTTGGCGATCTGGAAGCCCTGCGTCCCGATGCTCATCGCGCCGTACAGAGGCGAGGTCGGATCGGTGTCCTCGAAGAGGATCGCCCGGACGTCGGATCTCTCCGCCGCGGTGTTCTGCAGCCGGAGCTGTGTCATCATCGCGTTGATGATGCCCGCGATCCGCTCCGCCTTAACCGTCTGCGTGCCGGCATCCGTGACGGCTCCGATCGTCCTCGCGGCCTTGCTCAGCCGGGAGAAGTAATCGCTCCGGTAGTCGCCGAGGATCACCCGGTCGACGCGCTGCAGGATGCAGTCCCAGTAGATCTCAACCACCCGCGCCTCTGTCTCGATCCCGAGGCGCTCGTTGTAGCAGTGGATGGTGTCGCCGAGGTAGGCCGACGTCAGGCCGCGGATGCCCGCATACTCGGTCGTTTGCTCCAGCTGCGCGAGGCTTATGTCGTAGGAGATCACCGGAAGGTCGACGTGGTAGGTGGAAAACTCACGCTCCGCTCTTGCGATCATCGCGGTGTAGAGCTCCGCCTCGGTGTCGTAGGCTTCGGCCTCTTCGCCGCTCTGCAGATCCTCCGTCAGCTTCATATCGTCGTAGTGGATGACCTGCGTCCGGACGAACGGGTAGTTCGCGATCAGCGGCGAGTCCACGAAGATCTGCGGAAGCGTCCGCCCGTTGAAGGCCACCGGCACGATCCGCGTGATCACGGCCTCGCTGTTGACCTTCATCGCGCACCCGGTCATGTTGTAGCCGTACCGGCAGACCATTCCGCGGTCCGCTCCCTGCCGTGTCCGGATGTCGATCGAAAAATTGGAATAGTAGACCTCGCCGCCCCACCGGTTGAGGAAGGTGTTCTCATCCTCGCCCTGGATCGCCTCGATCAGGTTCTTCCGGATGTAGGTCGCCGAGTTGGTCGTCGTGATGTTGGATGTCGCCGTGTAGGTGTAGCCGCTCCCACTGTTGACCGCGTTCTGGATCATCCAGTTCAGCGCCCCCTGCCCGGTCTGGTTGGTCGGGCGGACGTCGTTCAAAAACACATCCTGCGCCGCCTGCATAAAGATCGGGAAGGCCCGCACCTCCACTCCGGAGAGGGACGGCGTCACCTCGAAGATCCGGAAGAGCTGATCGGTGCCGTTGTGGCCCGGCGCTCTGATCGTCGCCCCGACCTCCACATCCGTCTGGCTGCCGTCAAGCGGGAGCGTCATCGTCAGCTCCCACGTGCCGTTGAGCACCAGATGCTGGAGGCAGCTCACCGGGTGGAGCACCCGGTCGCCATTACGTGTCAGCCCCTGAAGGACCGCCGGGGCCGTGGTTGCCTTGTATAGCTGGATCATAATGCCCTCCATAGCGGATAGACCACCAGCGACGTCGGCGCCACGTCCAGGCTGATCGTCGTCGTCCCCGGAAGCAGCGCGAACGCCCCGAAGTCTCCGGTCGTCCGGTTGAGGATGCTGTCACCGTTGGCGTTGTGGTAGATCGCCTGCCTCCCGGCGTCGATCACCGTCGCGTAGGGCGAGCCGGTGAACGTGAACGTCTGCGTCGAGCCGTCCGGTCTGGTCACTGTGAAGGTCGTCGCGTTCGGTGCGACCATCAGGATCACCGGATAGGCCGTCTCGCTCGTCGGGTTGGTAAGCGTCACGGTCGTGCCGCTGATCGGCACCTGATAGCTGCCGGAGTAGAGATAGCTCCAGCCGTCGCAGATGAACGTCACCGTCGCCTGGCCGATCTGTCGGGCCACCCGCTCGGTGGTGTTGACGACCGTCCGCTTGACGCTGTAGAAGTACTCCGGATCATCACTAAACCGGAGCGCCACGATCTTGGTGTAGTTCCAGGCGGTCCGGCTCGCTGCCCAGGCTTTCAGCGCCCGGAAGGTGTTCCCCCACTCGTTCGAGGCGGTGTGGAAGTCGAAGGTGATCTGGATCTGGATGTCCTCGATCGCTCCGTCCTCCACGTAGAGGTCGCCGTCTCTTCCGGGGATGGTGACTTTCGTCGCCCTCCGTGCCGGCGTCGGCATCGCGGGACGGCGCACCGGATAGAGGCCGAGGGTCGTGCAGTTGACGCCCGCGAACGTCACAGAGTAGCTGTTTAATGCCATTTCTAAACCCCCACGAACGCCGCCTGCAGTCCTTGCTGGGCGGTGATGTTCTCGATCACGGATTCCGTGACCGCGTTCCCGACCGTCTTCCCGCCGAGGTAGATCGGCTGGGTCATATTGACGATGATCGGCTGTCTCCCGGTTCCGGCGGCCATTACCTGGGCGCCTTCGGAGGTCGAGGCCACGCCGGCCTGCCCCATCACGCTGTCGGTCATCGCTGCCGCCGCTCGGTCGACCATATTCAGGTTCTTCACGATGCCCTGGGCGAAGCCTTCGACGGTGAACCGGCCGTCCTTAGCCATCACCTTCGACGGCGAGGAGATCAGAAGCGCCTGCTCCACTCCGCGCTGGACGCGGTTGCCGAGATCTCGGGCCGCTGCCTCTGCGTCGGTGATAGAGGAGCGGATGCCCTTCTCCAGTCCCTTGCCGGCCTGCTGGCCCATCGTTTCAAAAGACCGGAAGAAGTTCGTCTGCGCGGTGTCGAGGAGGCCGTTCAGGTTGGTCACACCGTTGACCAGGTTGTCGATCGCCTGGTTGACGTCGCCCGTACCGGTCGTGACGGCCACGCTCAGATCTTCGTAGTTGTGCAGGAGGCTCTCGTTCTTTTCCCAGGCTTCGGAGGCGGCGTCGACGTTGGCCTTCGCCTGCTCCAGCGATGTGTTCAGAGCATCCTGGGCCTCTTTGACCTTGTTTTCCTGCTCGAGCAGCGCCGCCTGCTGTTTGGCGAGCTCGGTCAGCCGTTCGGTCTTCTGCTCCTCGGTCAGGTTCTGGTCGGCGATGACGTCCTTTATCTGCTGATTGATGCCCTTCCTCTTCCACTCGATCTCATTCAGCTCGACCTCGGTTTTCCCGAGCTGCGCGGCGATGGTGTTGTAGTCGTCCGTCGCGTCTCCGAGGGCGTTCGTCAGGTTCTCGCGCTGCATCATCGCCTGGGCGTAGGCTGCCTCGTTCGCGTTCAGGAGGGCCTCCGCCCTCTTCGCCTGGAGGACCTTGTCCATCGATTTCTTCAGCTCGTCGTAGTTTTTGACCTGCCCTTTGACGAGGTCGATGTGGATGCCGAGGGCGGCTTCCAGTTGGTCCGTGATGGTCTTCGCTTCGTTCTCGTAGCCCTTGACCACGTTCCCCTGCTCGTCGGTGATTTTCTGCAGCCGCTCCCAGAGGTCCGTGTACTTGTCATAGGCCTCGGTGACCTTCGCGCCGTTTTTCTTGCTCGCTTCTGTCGCCTCGTCCACTGCCGTTTTGTAGCCGTTGATGGCTGCCGTCGTTACGGCGAGCTCCTGGCCCAGCTGCGTGGCGGCCTCCATATACTCGTTTGTCCCGGTGTATGCCTGCTGCGAGGCGATCGCGATCCCGCCGATCAGTGCCGCGATCCCTGCAGCCGCTGCGATCAGCGGGTGCTGCAGGATCAGCGTCATGCCGCCGGAGATCTTGCCGAGGAGGTCAAGCACCGGGCTCACCGCCGCGATGATCGCCGCGATCTTCAGGATGCTCAGGAGGTTGTCGGCGCCGAGCCCCCGGATCCACTCCAGGATCTTGCCGATCCATTCGCCCAGCTCCTCTGCGACCGGGATCAGCGCCTCCGCCAGCTCCCCGCCGACCTTGTTGAAGGATGCTTCTGCCGTGGCCTTCAGTTTGTCGAGGGCGTCGTTAAACCGGTTCGCGCCGTCGAGGGCATCCTGGCTCATGATCAGGCCGGCGTCCTTCGCCTCTTTCCCGAGTTCCTTCAGCTTCTTGCCGCCGTCCTGGATGATCGGGTTCAGATCGGAGGCAGATTTCCCGAAGAGCTCCATCGCCGCTGCGTCGCGGTCGGTTTCGTTCTCGACCTTGCTCAGCGCTTCCAGGAGATCGTAGAAGACCTCCTCGTTGTCCCGGAGGTTTCCGTTCGCGTCTGTCACCTTCACGCCCAGCTTCTCGAAGGCTTCGGATGTGGTCTTGTTGCCGTCCTTAGCCTTCTTCATCTGGCTGGTCAGCTTTTTCAACGAGCCGGTGATGGTGCTCACCTCGACGTCGACCAGTCCCGAAGCGTACTGCAGCTCCTGCAGCGTCTCGGTGTTGATGCCCGTCTGTGCGGAGAGGGTGTTCAGCTCGTCCGCCGTCTGGCCGGCCTTGATTGCCAGTCCGGCGAGGCCTGCGACCACTCCGGCGGCCGCCGCGCTGTATTTCTTGGTCTTTTCCGCAGCGCTGTCGAGCGCTCCGGAGGCCTTGTCGAGATAGCCTTTCATCTTCTCGACGGGGACGTTGAAATTCTCCGCCGCCGTCTTGGCCTTGTCGAGCTGTCCCTCCGCCGCCTGGAGCTTCCGGGTGAGCGTGTCGTACTCGGTCTGGGATGCCGTGCCGGCAGCGACCGCGTCGGCCATTTCCTTCTGCTTCTGCTTCAGGAGGTCGACCTTTTTCCCCGCTTCGTCCACGGCTTCCGCCAGGAGGCGCTGCTTCTGGGTCAGGAGCTCCGTGTTCGTGGGATCGAACTTCAGCGCCTTATCGACCGCCTTCAGGTTGTCCTGGGTGGTCTTCGACGCCTTGTTGACGTCCTTCAGGGCCTTGTCGAGCTTGGTCGCGTTCGCATTGAGCTCGATGGTGATGCCCTTGATTTTTCCTGCCATTGTTACCCTCCCCCGAAGAAGCTGTTGATGTCGTCAGCCGTCGCCTTGTATGGATACTCCTCCGCGTCGTTCGCCTTCTCGATGGCGAGGTCGTAGACCATGCCCATCGTCATGTCGGCCAGATCCGCGTCAGAGAGTCCCAGTTCCTTACACCGGAGCATGAAAAGCGCCCCGGTCATCGGTCTTATCGTTTCCCGCGTGTTTTTTTTTGCGGGGTTGATGTCGTCTGTGCGTCGTCTGCCCAGAGCTGCACGAGCTCCGGGTAGATCATGTAGATGTCAGCCAGCTCGAACTGGTCGAGCCATTCGTCCGCCGTCGGCTCGATCTCGAGCCCGTGCGTTTTCGCATACGATCTCGCGAGGATGTAGGCGAAGTCGTCCAGGGTGGAGATGGTTCCCACGCTCCCGCTCCCGGTCTTGATCGCGTCACTCATCTTGGCGAGATCCACCAGCAAGTCTCTCCCCGTCTCGATCCGGTAGAGCTTCGGGGTCAGAGCCGAAGCCCTGAACCCCACTTCTCTGCCGGAGATCTTGATGATCTTCTCCATGCTCTTGTCCTTTTACGTCAGGAGACCCGTCATCCAGGTGGAGATGGTTCCGGTCGCGTCGCCTACGGCGCGGACGTTTCCGGACTCATCCGCGATCGCGGTGATGTCCACCGCCTGGGTCTGAGGCGTTTTCGACGCCTCAATGGTGGCGCTGCCGATGTTGGGACGGGCGGCGCTCACGTTGTACAGAAGGTGGAACTGGTCGGTCGCGTCTCCGTCGATCTGGAAGGCCAGCGCGAAGGAGCTCGGCTCGGTTTCCGCGTTCTCGATCAGGACGTCGTTCGAGCTCGTAAAGCCCCAGATGTCGGTCAGCATCGCCTGCGGGATCTTCGCGACCTCCAGGCTGCCGCTGTAGCCGTTGTTGGCCTGCGCCACGTAGTAGGTCACGTTGTCCGCATAGAACGGATCCGTGGAGCCTTCCGGGCTCAGGTCGAGATTGACCGCGCCGGGGATCGCTACGGGCGTGCCGTAGGTGACGGCGCCGGCGCTGACGGTGCGCTTCGCGTAGTGCACGTTCTTCAGACCGAAGCGGACCTTGTTGTTGTCTGCCATGTCTATTCCTCCAGTGTGTAGATCTTTTCGTACATCTGTTCGCTGTCGACGTAGGTCTCGTCGCTCTCCCAGATGTACCCGTCGAGGGCTGCCTCCAGCGCTTCCTCCAGCGCCGGCATCTTATCCGCCGTGCAGAGCTCCACCGTGTAGATGTGCTTTTTCTGGTAGATCCGGTTGTCGGCCACGAAGTTGTCCGAGGGGCCCTCATAGTAAACGATAAAAGGGAGCGCAGTCGGCTCCCTGAAAAAACGATAGGCGACCGGGATGTTCCGCGCCTCTCCGAAGTTCTTCAGTGTTTCGTAGAGCATCTCAGTCCACCCTTTCTAACTTTTCTTCGAGCGTGTCCAGCGTCCGCTCTGCCGCTTCTTCTCCGTATCTCCAGTGCGGGATGGCGCGGGCCCGTCCGCCTTGCGGCATCGGGTGTCCGTTCTCCAGGAGATGGGTCAGTCGGTATTGACCGTCGGAGGCATAGATCAGCGCATAGCCGGCGTCCTCGCCGGTGGTGATCGCTGCCGTCCCGGCTTCCTTCGGGTTGTAGGTCACCTTCAGGGAGTCGCGGTACTTGCCGCCGCCGTTCCCTTCGCGAACCGGAGCGTGTTCCTTCACGGCCTCCAGCGCCGCCTTGCCGGCTTCCTGGATGGTCTTCCGCGTCTCTTCCCTGATCGCCGCGCCGTAGCGGTTCACCTCTGCCTGGATCACGTCCGCGAGGTTGTCGATCGAGATGTCAGGCACGGATGCCACCCTCTTCCTGCAGATAGAGCTCGATCAGATCGGTGTCTTCGTCGCGGTACACTCGATAGATGGCGTACCGCCTGGTTCCGACCTCCGCGATCCGCTCGCCGGAGTAGTTAACGAGCGGAGTCGTCGCCACGAGATCCGCTCGGAAGTTGTTCTGCCCGGCGCTCACCCACTCAGAGCGGGTGGCGCTCGTTACCGTCGCCGGCACGGTCGTCCGGGTTGGTGTTGCCACCTGCTGCCCGATGTCGTCCGTCGTGTAGGTCGTCCCGATTAGAGTCACGTCCGTTTCCATTGGTGCTCGGTTCCTCCGTTCACGAGAAGTCGTGGCCCATCTTTTCGGCCATGATCCGGTTGTTCAGCATCCAGCGCAGATAGCGAGGCATGGCCACCGAGTCCTCCCGCCTCTTGCGCCAGAGGAAGGCGGCGTACTGCTCGACGATCATCCCGTCCTGGACCGTGTCGTGCACGGTCATCCCTTCGGTGGTGACGGCAGCCGTGGCCTGCTCGATCAGACTTGTGAGGAAGGTGTCCTGCGTGTTGACCGCGATCTGTAGATCCGTCTTCAGCACCGTTAAGATCTCCGCGTTAGTCACGGCTGCTCACCTCCGGTTTCTTAGCCCTTGGCCAGGCGAGTGAAGTGATAGGGAGCGGTCGCGCCTA